TCGTGGTATTCTGCAACATCTGCATTTTCATTCACGCAGGGTGAAGTGCATCTAGAGACACTGGTTCGCGAACCCCTGCGTCCCGTGGTCGCCCCGCCGGAAGAGATGGAGCCACACACTCCTACGGCTGCTGAGATCGGAAAACGCAAAAAGACTCCAAAGTATGCGCCGCTCGACAACTTTCTCAAAAAGGCAGATGACAAGCCAGCGATGCTGCAAGAACTACTACTTCTGTCGTTCCGGGTCATCTCCGAGAGCGGGAAGAGCGTGGGGCACGATAATGAGGTGATGAAGTATATTCGCGAAACACGGCCGCTGGTCACGCACGCAGCTGGATCGCCATCCCTCCTTCGCGATTACTTCAAGAGTGTTCTAGGAGAATTCTTTAGCCTGGTCTCGAAAAACTCGGTCGCCAAGACCAAGTTTGAGCATGCGGTTGGCACAGATACGTCGTTGAAGTCCCTGCTGTCCAGCGCCGCCGAGTCGCGTAAGCATCTGGATTCCCTGAGTGCTCGGGAGCGCGAAACGTTCAAGGATCGCATGCGTGCGATGCCAGATCCTCAGCGCGAGATCACGAAGGCTCTCATTGATCTGGGTCTTGCACCCTATCTCATCACCAAAGCAGACCGTGAAGGGTTTGTCAAGGAACTGCGGGCAAAGATTGATGACGACGCTGAGCCGCCCACTGATAATCCGTATGTTGCTCCCGGAGACCAAGAGCAGCCGGAAGATATCCCGGAAGAAGGTCTCCACGCCGAGCGGGGAGTGGGTGATCAGGGAGCAGAAGCGCAGGCAGAGGATGGGGAACAGCTTCCAGTCGATACAGGGGATTACGGAGACGTGCAAGCAAGGACCGCAGAGGGTGAAGAGTATGCGGAAGCTGCTGCCTTCGATTACGAGGAAGAATTTTAGCGGTCCAGTATAATGAACTTTCTACCCTCCGTTGAGCCTGCTTGGATGGAATCTATTCCTTCAGCTGCTATTTGCCAGTACTTCTTTGTGATGTTCGGTCTGATCGCTTTTATGGCTGGACTGGTCGTCCTGGGTGATCTACTGGTCATCCTGAAGTCGGGTGGTCGGTCTGGATGGGGACTGCTGGTCCGTAGTATCCTGGCCTTTATCCTGCCGTTCGTGAATGCCCTCTTCCTGTATATTCTCTGCTCTCGTTCTCTTCTTGAGAAGAAGTAAGTAGTATGCAGCTGGGTTGGTTTCTTTACGGACTCCACCAGTTTGTGTTTGTAACCTTTCTGTTGGTGTTCGCCTTTCGCCCTGTCCTACGCCCCCTCTTGATCGCAAGTTTCATCCCCATCTTCTTTTTCCATGTCAGCGGATACGGATGTCCCTTTACGCGCATTGAGCGGCATTATCATGGTCATAACGTGACCATTATCGACCCCTTCCTCCACATGTTCGCCATCCCTGTGACCACCCCGAATCGCAAGACATTCCAGGCGTATTTCAGTTCGCTTCTTCTTTTGTCTATGGTTTTAACAGTATGGGTCTATCCAGCAAAATGACCGACTTCTTCGTGAATCATACACGCAAACACATTGTTCGGGCAGAGGCAGATGCAATGTTCAATCTCACGAAAAATCTACGTGAAATCATCTCTCGCTATCACTGGTCGATCGATGACCATGTGGAGTTTTTGAATTCAGACAACATCAGTCATACGCGTGGTCGCACGCTCTTGATTGAGGATAAGTATGTCTTGGACGATTGGATGAATACCCTGCAGTACTTCCTGAGCACATGTACGCAGGAATACCATGATATTATACTCGCCGACTACGCCGGACCTTTCGGCGTTTAAGTGTCTTCTTCTTGAACACGCGACGATCGCGTCCCTTACCTGCCTTCTTGCGGGTGAGGGGAACGTAGCCTGGACGAGGAGCCTCCCCACGATCGTCAAAAAACGACCCCTTGCGAGTCATTGCGGAAGAGCCGGAAGAAGGGGCACTTTCGATAGTCGATGGAGGAGCACTGGTGGAGTATGCAGGAGTTGAACGAGGAGCTGTAGAAGAAGTTGGCAGAGATTCCTCGCTCTCGCTACGGGGAGTTTGATTTCCAAACAGTGCAGTGAAATCCATTATATCTTGATAGTATATATTTCTCAAACTGCCATTTCATCCACATTATAGTTTCTGTCTTTGTAGAGTTTGAGACGCGCCTGGAACTGTCTCCTGAATGTGGAATCCACTATATCCACAATCAGCGGATGCACGGTGCGTTTGGTCTTTTCGGTCCGCAGGATACGACCCACGATCTGATCAATGTCGGGTCGTGGAGTTGCCATCACTAGGGTATTCAGTGTGGCCACGTCAAAGCCTTCTTTGCACATGGAGTAGGTGGCGATGAGAATCTTCTTGGACGCACAGAACTCGGCGCGTTTGGACGCAGCCACATTCTGGGCAAGGATAGCGGCTTTGCCCGGGTCCAAGAGCGCACAAATATCCTTGCAGTGCTGTACTCTGTCCGAGAGAACCAGAATCTGACGTTCAGGTTCCTGTTCCAGGATATCGTTGATGATTTTTACCAGCATATCCGTTCTGGGCTTGAAGTCAGCCAGTTTATTCACCATCCCTGCAACATTCATCACCCCCTGGCTGTTGTAGAGAATGTGGTTGAACTCCACATCGGTGGGTTCGTGCTTGTACATCTCCACTTTCACGAGGTCATCCACTTTATCGCCTGATTCGGAGCGGTAGAGAATAGGGCCAAGAAACCATTCAATCACATACATCAGTCCGTCCTTGCGGTCAGGGGTAGCGGACAGACCGAGCATGTGGGACGACGTGATTTTCTGGAACGCCTGTACAAACACCTCGCTCGCAATGTGGTGACACTCATCCACTACTGTCAAACCGAACCCCCTGAAGACCTCTTTGGGGTAATCTTTCATCGATAAACTCTGGATCATGGCAATTACGATATCTTTCTCGGTATTGGTCGTTTCCCCCTGGATATGTCCAATGGTCGCCTTGGGCAGGAAAGCTTTGATACGGTCTTCCCACTGATCTTTCAGGAACGTGTTATGCACCACGATCAAGGTCCGCTTCTTGATTTGCGAGGCAATGTAGAGCGCACACACCGTCTTGCCGCCTCCTGTCTGGAGACAGATCATTCCGTCATGCACCTCGGGTTTCAGGTAGGCATTCACCACGTCCACCTGGGCAGGACGGATAGACCCTGCAAACTCCCAACGATCGGAACTGACGGACGTGATATCGGTCTTAGCGGGTGCGCCGTATTTCTGGATACCCCACTGCTTCGGGACGTAAATGAAGTTCTCGGTCTCGTGATAGACCGGATACTTCTTCACGTACTGCGGGCGCACGAACACGGATGGAACGTATGGTTTCACAGTGAGTTCTTTCTTGATTGTTTCAAGTTCGAGTAATCCCGCTTTTTCAAGTTTATATCCGTTGCGTGTCAGTGCTGACATCTAGTGTTCTAGTGTATTGTTGCCCGCGAACAAATATTCGTTTTATACAATACACGATGGCACCGTATGTTGTTGAATTTCTGGGCACGCTTCTGGTGATTGCAACATTTGCCTTCAGCGGAAACCCCGCACTGATTGTAGCCGCGTTCGCGTTCGCGGTGGGTCTGGGAGGTAAGATTTCGGGTGGGCACTTCAACCCTGCCGTGAGTACTTGGGCGTGGTTCTCGGGCAAGCTGACGACGCCTGATTATGGGACATACGTCCTGGCTCAGCTAAGCGCGGGCGTCCTAGTCTGGGTCTTGGCGTCGATGACGTAAAAACGGATCAGAATACCTTAAGGATGTATCGATGCAGTCACAAGATGCTACGCCGACGACGAACTCCCCATCCCCCCATGCCCATCAATCCCGACGATCGCTATCTGGAAGTCAAAATGTTCGTGGAAGTTCTTGCTGACGACCTCATCGACTACGACCATCTCAATGTGTATAACTCTGTGTTCCGCAAGCGGGTCGATGACTACTTTGAGGAGATTGACTTCTCGATGACCGAAGGGTTCTCGGCGGAGTCGATACGGCTCCTGACTATTCTAAAGATTCTGGGAACAAAGATCCGAGAGACGGAGACGACCAAGACCCGCGACTTCCTCGCCTTCTACAAAGCGATTATCGCCTTTAACGAGTCTCTGTAAAATAGCAAAAACGGATCACCTTTTTGGGCTAGATAGCCAACAGCATACCACAAATGAGCGCCTCTATCAATCTCCTCCGCAATACCGAGCTTGCCAGCCAGCACACCGACGACACTATCATCATCCAGAAACAGAATGAGCTCACGTGCGTGGTCACCTACACGGACTCTTATTCCGGAGTTCGCCATTGCTTCGCAGTTGCTACGCCTGAACTGCCAGAGTATCTCTACAACCTTCTTGACCTGCTGCGTCTTGACGATGATCCGTTCAAGGCGCTGCAGTTGAATGCCAGGGGGTTTCCATCCATCATGATGAACCTGCCTCTCTCGCGTGGTGCGCGTACGACGATTATTGATGTCATTCGTGATGTCATTTGCTCTTACGACCGAGTGTAACAAATGTGTCTAGGACGAAGATGAAGAAGACACCGGTAAAAACAAATAGGAGAAGATCAGCAGTCGGCGTCTCACGAGACGACTGCTGTTTTTGCTCTTGGGCGCGCATGTGGTGGAGGATAACATCCAGCTTGCGGTCCCATCCCCGCGACGAGTTCTCTCCGGGAACAGGGGACTCGTAGGCAAATCCTCCTGTTGGAGGAATCTCGGGCGACCGATAATCCTGGACGGAGAAGGGTTCGCGCTGGTTCATCCCGCTGCTGGTTCCAACAATACGAGCAGGTCCATATGTATCGGACATATCCGTATCGGCCGTGGCAATAGGGAGAGACTTGGTGAGATCAGTGATAAGTTTGGCATGCTCCTGTAGTGTCGCCTCGGTGCGGCGAGTGGGGCTGCTGAACGTCTTTTCAGCCTGCTTTTTTGCTGCCCATGGTCCGCCTTTGAAAGCGTCTTCCAGGGACGCGTATCCTGCCATTATCAAAATGCGAGCAGAAAAAATAGCCAACAAAGTAATAATGGCCCTGTCTAGGAATACCCAGTACATACTCGCAGGAGCGCTGGCTGTGTATATCGTGTTTTTCACCCGCCCTGCCCCGTCTGCTGTTGTGAATCTGCTTGCATCCCCCCTGTCCCAGCTTGCTGTTCTCGGACTGGTCGTGTTCGTGGGCGCGCAGGTCAGCCTGCTGGTCGCGGTTGTCGCGGCTATCGCGGTGGTGCTCTCGATCCCGGGACGTGAGTACATGGATGTCCCTGCGTCGGGCGCAACGAAGGATGCGGTCAAGAACATTGCGAGCGCGATTGATAGCGTGAAGGGCATTGAGGATGCGGTCGTACCGGAGAAGAAGGAGAAGAAGAAGGAGAAGATGACAGAGACCAAGAAGGATGTTCCCAAGCCCCACCATGGCGCCAAGCGCGAGCCGGAGGCAGACAAGAAGTCCAAGAAGGAAACATTTGATATGATGGGATCTGAGTACTTCGATTCTATGGGACCTGAGCCCGCGGGAGATCTGGCAGCGCCTATGGGTGGTGAGGCAAAGGGCAGTGAGAACTTCTCCCTCCTGGATGCGTCGCCTTTTTAATATTCCAAATTCATAATAGAGTATGCTCCTCGACAGCATCAACGAAAGCAAGTTGTTCGCTGGACTCATGATGATTTTCCTGAACATTGCTAGCCGTTACATTACCATTGAACTCTCGAAGACTCAGAAGGAGTACCTGACCAACTCGATTTTGCGCCAAGTCTTGGTCTTTGCCGTGGCGTTCATTGGAACGCGCGATCTCATTATTGCGCTGGTTCTCACCGCAGTCTTCACGATTTTGGTGGATGGGCTGTTCCACGAGGACAGCAAGATCAGTGTCTTGCCGAAATCGATGACGCCAGGAGTGAATGAGAACATAAGCCCGACAAATGGACCTTTTGGGTTTCTCCGGGTGATGTCGGGGGTTCCCGAGAATGTCCAGAACCCCGCTTTTGATTTGGCTGCACCCGTCATTGGGACAACGTGATTGCCGTTTCGGGTGAATTTAAAGATTGCGTAGTCTAAGATAACAGAGGGACAGATGGCGTCCAAAGATAGTTCGGATATAACAGACTTTATACGTTCCAAGGGCGTTGTTTTTGGAACGTATTGTCCGCCGTGTGAAGGAGGAGGTGGAGAGGGTGGAGCAGGAGCCACAGGTCCCACTGGTCCCACCGGTCCGGCTGGTAACACGATTCTCAACGGAGTCGGTCCGCCCAACAATGCCATCGGTGCGATCGGAGATTTTTACCTGGATACCTCTACCAGTATCCTGTACGGACCCAAGGCGTATTCGTACATCTCGACATGTGCTACGATCGCGCTGTATATGGATTCAGGGGCTACGAACCCGGCCGCCTTTGCCGCCTTTCCCAACGGAACGACGGTAGTGCTCTACATCAAGGCTACAGAGAATGTCCTGGTGACCTATGATGCCTACGACAATACGGGCACAGACGTGGATCTCACCTTCATGATCGGTGGATCCTTTGCAGGTCTAGGAGAGCCGTATCTTCTTCCGGCAGGAGTCACCACTCAGCTGACCTATACGACTACAAATACGAACTTCACGCAGTTTCGGTTTGCTGCACCAGGGTGCAATATTGTATGGTCGCGAGATCAGTGGGGGGAATATACGTCGCTGATAGGTGCGACAGGAGCTACGGGAGGTGGCGGGAGTGGAGGAGGAGCAACCGGTGCAACTGGTGGAACCGGTCCCACAGGCAGCACTGGACCAATCGGTCTGACAGGTGCTACAGGACCCACCGGTATTCAGGGACTGGCTGGAAGCAGCGGACCTACAGGACTCGCAGGCTCTACGGGACCCACAGGACTGCAGGGATCTTCAGGACCAACTGGAAGCACTGGACCCACAGGTATCACGGGTGCAACGGGTGCAACGGGTGCCACTGGACCAGCAGGTGCAGGTGGAGCAGTAGGGTACTGCGGAGTCTTTTCTGATTCAACGTCTCAAACAATTGCTGAAGACGATGTTACGCTATGGACATTTAATACAGACGAGTTGATTGGACACGGAATATATCGGGGTTCGCCTACATCGCGAATCGTCATTGAACATACTGGAATCTACGATATCCAATTCTCGGCACAGTTGGCATCGAGTGCAAACTCCGAGATTATCACAATTTGGCTTCGCGTCAATGGAGTTAATGTGCCCCGGTCCTCAACGTATGTGACGCTGAAGAATAATGAGTACGAAGTTGCTGCGTGGAACTTCGTGTATGAGTTCAATGATGGTGACTACTTTGAACTTGCGTCATCCTCAGACGGAAATGACAGCCTAGTCACGGCTATCAATACGGCTTTTACAAACCCTACCCGCCCCGTGATACCTTCGGTTATTCTTACGGTTACCCAGGTGATGTATGCGCAGTTGGGACCAACAGGAATACAGGGACCGACGGGTGCTACGGGTCTGTCAGGAGATGTAGGCGCTACCGGTGCCACTGGTCTCACAGGTGATGTAGGTGCAACGGGACCTACCGGAAGTACTGGACCAACTGGATTGCAGGGTTCTACAGGTCCAACAGGGCTCCAGGGATCCACGGGACCTACCGGAAGTACTGGTCCGACAGGACTCACGGGTTCTACAGGACCAACTGGAAGCACTGGTCCGACAGGACTCACGGGTTCTACAGGACCAACTGGAAGCACTGGACCTACTGGTATCCAGGGTCCCACAGGTAGCACTGGTCCCACGGGTCTGCAGGGTGCCACTGGTCTCACTGGCAGCACCGGACCCACAGGCCTCACGGGATCCACGGGTCCCACCGGAAGCACTGGACCTACAGGGCTTACGGGATCTACGGGGCCAACGGGAAGCACTGGACCCACAGGACTCGCGGGCAGCACAGGTCCTACCGGAAGCACTGGACCCACAGGACTCGCGGGCAGCACAGGTCCTACCGGAAGCACTGGACCTACAGGGCTTACGGGCTCTACGGGTCCTACTGGAAGTACTGGACCTACAGGGCTTACGGGCTCTACGGGTCCTACTGGAAGTACTGGACCTACAGGGCTTACGGGATCCACGGGACCTACTGGAAGCACTGGACCTACAGGACTCGCGGGCAGCACAGGTCCTACTGGAAGTACTGGACCGACAGGGCTTACGGGATCCACGGGACCTACTGGAAGTACTGGACCTACAGGACTCGCGGGCAGCACAGGTCCTACTGGAAGCACTGGTCCAACAGGGCTTACGGGATCCACGGGTCCCACCGGTCTCACTGGTAGCACTGGAGTCACAGGACCCCCTGGTTCATCATCATCATTTTTTCCTTACCAAGCAGACAATAGTGCAACTCCAACGTCAGGACGTATTTCATGGTCTAACTTTGCTACTCAAACCTCATCGACATATTTTAGAGTAAATCATATAGACCAAGATGGAGTAGATGTTGATATATTTTTAAATTTAGTTAATCAAGGAGATCAGTTAATTATTCAAGACGCAAATGTTTCTGCTAATTTCCAAAAATGGTTAGTAAGTGGAACTCCGATTCCAAATACTGGAAGTGGTTATGTTGAGTACCCAGTAACATTAATTACAAGTAGTGGTTCTTCCAATTTTAATAATAATCACCAAATCATACTAGCATTAATTACAACTGGAGCCAAAGGCGACACTGGAGCCACAGGTCCGACAGGATTGAGTGGCTCTACGGGTCCCACCGGAAGTACTGGTCCTACAGGTCTGACGGGTTCTACGGGACCTACGGGAAGTACTGGGCCGACTGGATTGCAGGGTGCTACAGGACCTACTGGAAGCACTGGTCCAACAGGATTGACTGGCGCAACAGGACCGACGGGTTTGACCGGAAGTACTGGTCCTACAGGTCTGACGGGATCCACGGGACCTACCGGAAGTACTGGTCCGACAGGATCGGTGGGTGCTACAGGTCCTACGGGACTCACTGGTTCTACTGGCCCAACAGGTCCAATTGGAGGAAGCAATACCCAAATCCTGTTTAACAACTCAGGCGCAGTAGGAGGAAGCTCAAACCTTATATTCAACAACTCAACTGGAACTGTCAATATGAGTTCGCTTGTCGTGTCAAACCAGTCCCAGCTTGGACCTTACGTGAATCCTACAACCAGTTTTGCACGGTATTCAAACGATATGAAAACATCATTTACAGCTACTACAATAAACGCGATCGGAGGTTCATGGTCGAATTACGGAACAAATGCGTATGCATTCTTTTCGTCTGGAGCCGGGAAACCGGGAGGCGGTGGTGGTGCTGGATGGAGAGCGGCAGCCAGATTTAGTATTACCAGTAATGTTCCGTCTCAATATGCCCTATCGCTAAGGACTTATACAGAGGCAGGTTCATTTACCCTAGAATTATGCAACGCCTCAAACACATTTGCTTATTCAATTACTGCAGGGACTCTAAGTGCCTCAGGTTCGGGAGTTGCTTCCACTATTACCATCACGAACTTTTCTGGAACAACCGTATTTACCGGAAGCGCTCTCACAACAAGTCCACATACATACTTGGGGGTAAGCTATAGTGGGACAACCGTTAGCGTATCTGTGAGCTCAACAACTCTCTGGACATCCAATATTCCGACCATTGGCAAGACTGTGGCAGTCCTAGATTACAACGGAAATGATAATTACGCAGGATCGGCGTTTGATAACTTTTTGATTTCATGGCCATCTCCTGTGAATCTTAGTGGAATCGCCGTCTTCAGTGGAGACTTGGTTGCTAGTACGCCCTACCTATATAACGTCGGAGACTCAAACCGTCCGTTAAACAATGTGTATACTGGAACGCTGAATGCCTGGAAGTTACCAGCAACAAACACTCCTTACCTTGTTTCATATACTCTCGGATCTGGAGAGTTCGGATACACCCAGGCTGGTTCAACCAATCAGTTTATTTACAATACAGGTTCTGGTCTTGGAGGAAGTTCGTCTTTAACAACGATCTGTGGATTTACAGTTGTCGGAACCGTTACATCACCATCATATGGACAGACGGTAGTCTACTCAAATATGTTTGTATCTAGCTTGAACAGCCCATCTGTCAACACAATCAGCGGGTCATTTTCAGACCCAGGAGGGACTTATGGGTTTGCCAATGCTTTATTTACCGGGGGTCAGCAGTATCGAACTTTCACATGGGTCCTGAGCAATACATCTACGCTGCCCAATAGAGTGCAGTGCTACCTATCGAACGGAAGTGCAGAGCAAACCAATACAGCCGGGCTCATGGCATATGATACTACAGGTACTCTTAACTATCATTGTTACTATACTAACAGTGCATACGGCGCAATTTACTTGAGGATCACCAATATGTCCGGTACAACAGTATATAGCGAACTAAAGAGTGGTGGTTACCATCTAATCGAAATGATACGTACATCGCAGTTTATTACCATAAAAGAAGACGGTGTAGTCATCTACACTACAGGCGAGCTGAGATTAGGATCCACCGCAGCACTGTATGCAGCACAATATGGTAATTTTTCAGATATTAACAAGTTTTCAAATTTCTCTATTTCCCAACTCACAGGGTTCCCTCTCACAACTACATTGGCAATCGGGGGCGATGTCACGCCTCTAGTGAGCAACGTGTATAACCTCGGAGCACCCGCATACCCATTCAATTCTATGTACGCAGTCACAGGGGCATTCGTTGGATCGAATGGAAACTCAGGAACGGGTACTATGAACGTCAATTCCAGTGGAAATTTTCAGATTTCAGCTAACTCAAATCTTGTTCTAGTTCCTTCAACAGGCGGAGTTATTATCTCTGGGCTCTCAACTTCAACCTATACTGGCAGCGTGCTCTCGTTCAACGCGAGCAGTGGGGCAGTCACCTACAGTACTCTTGTGAGCGCTACAGGTCCCACGGGTCTCACGGGATCCACGGGACCTACTGGACTCCAGGGACCGACAGGGCTCACAGGCAGCACTGGACCGACTGGATTGCAGGGCGCTACAGGACCTACAGGCGGCACTGGACCTACAGGCGGCACTGGACCTACAGGACTCACGGGTGCTACTGGACCTACCGGAAGTACTGGACCAACAGGTCTCACAGGCGCTACAGGACCTACAGGCAGCACTGGACCTACAGGACTCACGGGTGCTACTGGACCTACCGGAAGTACTGGACCAACCGGTCTCACAGGCGCTACAGGACCTACCGGAAGTACTGGACCAACAGGTCTCACAGGCGCTACAGGACCTACCGGAAGTACTGGACCAACAGGGCTTACGGGATCCACGGGACCTACGGGAAGTACTGGTCCGACAGGACTTACTGGCGAAACGGGACCTACGGGAAGTACTGGTCCGACAGGACTTACTGGTGAAACAGGTCCCACGGGCTTAACTGGTGAAACGGGACCCACAGGACCGATTGGTGGGTCGGATACGCAAGTCCTCTACAACAACGGGGGCGTAGCAAATGGTGATCCTGCGCTCACGTTTGATGTAACCACCGGGACAACGACGATGAGTTCGTTGCGGATACTTCAAACCGACGCAACAGATGTCACAGCAGGACTCTACCTAGAAGCTGGGTTTGGAACGGGTAGTCCAAGCGTGTCGAATTACGCACTCGTGTCCTTTTCAACTCGCGGTGGCGGCGGGGGAACGGTTACCCAGAGTCTGTTCAGCATGTTCGAAGGAGGCAACTACGGACTAAGTTTCAAGAACGGCAATGCATACGATTCTCCAACCTTTGTTCGCGTCGATGCCGCTGGTGGTCAGATGGGTGTTGGAACTGTGTCTCCAGCCTATACTCTGGACGTCTCAGGAACATTCGGTGTCCGGGGAACAGCTACCTTCTCGTCCAACACGATTCTTAATGGAGAGCTGACCCTGAATACCACAACAATTGCCCTCGGCGCCAGTGCAGGGATAGGGCAGGGGTCTAATTCGGTCGCGATCGGCACCCTTGCTGCGAACACGAGTCAGGGGTATGAGTCAGTCGCAATCGGAAATTTAGCAGGTCAGATCAGCCAGAGTTATTGTAATGTTGCTATTGGTATTGGGGCAGGATACAATACACAGGGTCAGGGTGCAGTCGCAGTTGGCCAGGCACCAGGATACACCAATCAACAGCCGGGAGCCGTTGCGATCGGATCATATGCTGGGTTCAACACTCAAGGAGCATACGCAATTGCGATTGGAAGCGGAGCAGCAGCGTCTGGAAGTACGTCACAAGGAAGCAACGCAGTCGCGATCGGAAACACTGCGGCATATACCGAACAAGGTGTAAATTCAGTGGCTATCGGAAAGGATGCGGCATATACGTCACAAGGAGCAGATGCAGTTGCGATCGGACACTTGGCGGGATCGAATACTCAAGGAACCAATGCAATTGCGATTGGTAATTCTGCAGGATATACATCTCAATCCTCGAATTCAATTATCCTGAACGCTACTGGATCGGCTCTTGACACATCAGTCTCGGGATTCATTGTGGCTCCTGTGAGATCCGTAACAACTGCTGAGAATCCCATTATGGCTTACAATACATCCACCAACGAGATCATAACGGGCGGAGCACTCACCACCACGTATTCGGGAAGCAGTCCAGGTCTCACGATTAGTGGGACCGATACAGTGGGGGGAGCAGGATTCATGAACTTCCTGCGGGTGACCAATACATCGTCTGGTGTGACCAATCCGACCAAGACATTTCGTATAAATCAAGTGGGAGCACTCGGTATTGTCAATAACGCATACGACTCAGAAATATTCAATGTGACCGACAGCGGAATTTTACAGGTGGGAGGAGGAGCAGCAGCAGCGGCTATAAATAATTCACCAACAACAAATTACCTTGTATTCAACAATAACAGGTCATCAATCTACGATGACGGCAACATGCATATTCACACCATGCAGGATGGTGGAACCATGTGGATCAATACAAGCGGTGGTCAAATCAGTATGATTTCTCAGACCGTGAGTGGAGCATCCCTGGGAACAGGCGTAGGTATTGGAACATCGACTCTGACTGCTTATGTAACAATCAGTGGAAGCAAGACATACACAATAGGACAATACGGATACCTTCACCCGACGCTTGGAGCAGGAACAGGTGCGGGAACAACGGCTCCATACAGTTTAGCCACAAGCGAACGTATTCAAGCAACTGAATTTGATGCGACCTCCGATGAACGCCTCAAGGATATTTCAGGTGGAATTACGGCCGAGGAAGCGATACGATTTGTCCAGAGCGTGAGTGGAATGTACTACTCCTGGAAATCTGATCCATCTGGAGGAGTCCATACCGGTTTCATTGCCCAGGATATTCACAAGGCAGGGTTTAACCATATGGTTTCCACAATCCCGAATACCTCTCTGAGCGGTCAAGTCGATGATGACGGATACACGCATCCAGAAGGAGCTCAATTGACCCTGAATTATAGCGCGATTACACCTTACCATCACGAAGCCATCAAGGTTTTACTTGATCGCGTCGCACATTTAGAAGCCAAACTTGAAACTTTAATGTCAAAGCTTTGAGACCTGAATCAGTACGCTGTTCGGAAGAGTCATGAACGAAAACTTCATACCCTGGAAATTTGACCCAAAATTTGTCACGGCCTGCGACAGATCGGTTCCAAGAAGTTGAGTGGCGTAATCGTACGTGTTTGGTCGTGTCTGTATGCTTGCTATGCTCTGTTGCGAGAACTCCATGCTGAAGAGTATATGGTTAGGGGGAAACCCCGCCGCTGCCCACTTGATAAAGAGTGGATTCAGGTTATTGCTGGACGGATTCACAAGTGGCTGGAGAGCAGCCGTGTCCAGGACTATCTGCTGGGACATCATAGCCTGAGTTGTCATGAGATCACTGATCGTCAGGATATAGGATGAATTTGACATACCTATTTACTCTAATGCGCAGCAAATACATACCATGTCATCTACCGCGACTGATAACTCAATTAGTCTTTAGAGACTTGAATACTCAGTGTCGTGTTGCAACAATCTGAAGAACGTTTGTAGTCAAAGTATATTTGACCGAAAATCCTTGAAACTGAACGTTCAGATCGGATATCGTCTTATCGAGATCTGCAGCGATCAGATATGATATATAATCATATAACGTGCGTGGCGTACCATCTGGACAGGGAGAGGGAGAATTTAGGGTGATTAGAAACAGGTTTCCTTCGGGAGGGAATCCAACTGATGCCCATCGACGTAATGGAAATATAAATGCAGTGGGGTGAGACAGAGGATTCAACGAAATAGCATCGATTGTTTCTTGAGGCACGTCCTCCCGACTTTGCAGTAGGTTGTCCATCGTCTCAATGTAGTCTGGCATTACTACTTTACCAGATTGTCTTTGTAGGCAGAATACAGCTTCGAACTTACGACTTCCTGCATCTCCAGAGTGAAGGAGAAGTTGCCGTAGAGGACGAGCGGGCGTCCGTAGCAGTCTGTCAATTTCAGTTTGATGACTGAGATGTTTTCGGGCTCTGGGAACACAACCTTGTTGGTGATGGTGGTGCGTCCATCTGCATAAATGACGCTGTTTTTGCTCACATTGACTATGATTTTTGCGAAGGCAGGGGCACTCGTTCCATTGAAGGATACGTGGTCAATAGCGTCGTACTTCTCGAGATTCAGGAACACGTACGTATTGCCCCAGAGGTTTGTTACGCTCTCCGATGTATAAGACGAGAGATTTGCGTAAGCATTGCTGGTAAATCCGAGATACGAACCAAGACCCGTATCGAAGGGACGAATAGTCGCCTCGCGAGTTATACAGCACGCGGTCGCCGAAGGGGTAAAATCGAGAGAAAACACCGTAGCCGCGGATAGCGTAGTCTTTCCAGTTACAGCATTGAAGACTACACCTAGCGAGACAGTGGACACCGCCGCAGAAACTATAGCTGCTGCTAGAGTTGTGGAATTATAATTACCATCTGAGATGCTACATTGTGCTCCGCTCACGTTGAAATTTGTATTTTCCAGTGTCGCCGAGAAATCGTACCATGTATTTGGGAGTTCAATGCTGGACAGACGCATGGACGTAATGTTCTTGTACGTGCGCGGCAGGCGCATGGTGCAAGACCCAGCATTTGTCACTGCTGCATTCTCACGAAAGCGGGTATCGAGATTGATAACACGGGTAACTGATTCCGTAGGGTACACAGCACCGAAGGTTGTTCGGTCTTGGAATCCTCCAACGGGACGCATAACTGGACCGCTCATTGTGTGTAGCGCCTATAAAAAAGTTGTCAAAAATACGGAGTGTATAGTAAATAGATCAAATGGCGTGCGCCAGCTCATCTACTTCGCTTGGTCTGCAGATATATATCAACTACCTCACAGCTTTATTACGACAGAATTCTTCGCGGACTTCCGCGCCTCTGACTGCGCAGACTTGCGGAGTGCCGTCTTCAGTGTCGGTTTCGGTGGGGGTGGGATGTGGGGCGCAGCAAAGGTCGGTGCAGGGTCCTGAGCGCGCACCGGCGGCGGCATCGGAGTCGCAGCAACCTTCCGCTCCTGGGTCTGGATGTTCTTGAGGATATCGCCAATACCCATACCCGACGGCGGCTTCATCTCACGCGCCGGCTGGCGGGCGGGAATGCTCTTGATTGTCTCGGATGGCGGAGGAGGCTGGTTGATTCCGCTGAGGAAGGACATCATGCCCGCCAAACCACCAGCGGGGGCCGGCGGCGGCGGAGCGGGGGCAGGGGCAGGGGCGGATGCCGCCTGCTGCTTGAACTGCTGCGTTTGCGTCTGCATCGCCTGTGCCGCCATCTGGCGCGCGATATCCGGGTTGTTCTTGAGAATCTCCTGGATGTTGGGGACCGGAGCCTTCATCGCCATCTGGTTGGTGAGATGCACCATATACACCATGAAGCACGTGCGCATCGGAATACGCACGAGAGGATGCATACGCATGTTCTCGCCGTACAGGTCATACACTTCCTCAAAATCCTCCTCCAGATCTGCGACGTTCATCTGCGCGCTCTGGGACAGACCATCGAGCTGCAGACCGAACGCCTTCATCATCGCTACGTTCTTGGATCCCCACTCGAGCGCCGACATACCCGTAATGAACCACTCAGAGAATTGCTTGATGGTAGAATCCATAGCCTTCTCACGGCGCACAAACTCCAGCTCCATCTCCATCTCGTCCAGGGGCGAGTCCATCGTGAAACGCTTGCGCATAGGAACACCGAGCTTGTTCAGGCGATCAAACTTGCGGAGGAGCTCGTACTTGCGCTTCATCAGTGCATCGTCCGACATCTTGGGCTGCACATTCACGGGCTTCAAGTACGCTTCGGCATTGAGGTTCTCCACGCCGTCCCACGACTTCGTGGCGCCGACATCGTTGGCGGAAGGAACCAGCTTGGGCGGCTGAAGAGGTTCGGACGGCAGGTCTGTAAAGTCCAGGCTGACCTTCTCCAGGTCGGCCATCTTCGTGTCGGGGGCTGCCATGGCGGCAGTGTTCATAAGTAGATCTGCACCGGGGACGTCGCTGCTCATTATCTGATTATCCGCATCCTCTTCCTAAGATTAAAACGCGGGGTGGCGGATGCTCGCTAGAATGTTGGCGGGTGTTCCAGGAAGTACAGACCCTGGAGGAAGGAGTCGGCCAGGTCATCCTTCTTTTTGTGCGACTTGAAGAAGGGGAGTTGGCAGGGCGGACACAGAGCCTCACAATGCACAATACCTGTCTTCTTGCGTCCGCGATACGTCCCCGTAGCATCCGTTGCACATGCGATATTGTCCAGCTTGTGAATCGCCGACACTCCCTTGGTACGGAACCCCCGACAGGCAAAGTACATGTGCAGCATGGCTTGGACCGCAAACATACGGCGATCCAGCTGGTTCTCAAAAATAATGAGATCTGCCCCTGCCCACAGCGGGGCACGACGATCCAGGGATTCCACGATATCGCCTACGAGATCCAGGACACCACCTCCAGCTGCACGGGCATTTCCCTTAAACTTTGACCATCCCGACTTGTTCATCTCCGCCCACACTTGGGCTACCAGCACCGGCTTCTTCTGCGTAGCATCAATCCCGTGCGACCGCGCCATTTCCTGAATCTCGGCCACGGTCTTCTTGTTCAGTCCTGTCTTGGTAGCAGCCACCCCCTTGGGGCGATGACGCGAACACGCTTGTGTCCCTGCACCATTCTGAACCCACATGGCGGGCTTGGCACACTTGTAACAGGCTGTCCGCGCAATCCCGTTCTTCTCGCCTACCACATCAATCACATCCCATCCTGTGATCCTCATATCTGTTCTGGAAGTCCCTTCGAGAACACATACGGCTAAGTTTCGCAAACCAACGTCAAAGCTCACCAATTTCATTTACTGCGCTACTTGAACCAGCGAAATTAGCGTTGACTTTTTATCGCTCTTATTGAAAGGTATGCCCCTCTCTGTAAGCAGCTGACGGAGTTCAGCGACCGTCTTGCCCGAGACATCCACGGCATCCATCGTCTGCACCTGAGCCTCCTCCACCTCTTCATGGACCGACACGCGGTCATCCGTCTCTGGGACAAGCTCACCCACCTGCTCCATCTCGGGGACATGAGCCTCCTGCACGGACTCTAGATGGGGCATATCGGCGTACTCCTGCTCCTGCTGCTCCTGCTGAGGGTGCTGCTCCTCCTCGTGGAGTTCGGGAGGCAGGCTTGCTGCAAAGGAGACTGGCGGGGCGGTCACGGCGACAGCCAGGGCGTTGATGGCCTGGGACATGCGGGACTGCTGAATGTAGAGCCAGGCGACGAGACCTGTGAGGACTAGAACGATTCCGGCGAGTAGAGCAACGATTCCATGAAAGAACTCCATTTTATGTTCTTGCCTTAGTTTTTACCCTGCTTTTAAACGCCTATCGAGCGGCGCCGACGTGTTGAGCGAATAGTCTTGGAACCCTTCCGCTTGTATGTTCTAGCCTTTCGTCCTGCAACCTTGGGGCGACTGGACTTGTAAAAATCAACATCCGCTTGGTCCTCGGGAAACACAAGCTTTCCGAAATGTGTCTTAGGCTTTGCACCCGAACGAAGAAGCAGCTTCTTAATCTGCTTAAACCGTTCAACCTTCGCGGGATCGCTGGATTTCTTTATGGCGATATCTGCAACGCCACGATACGTCTTTCCCTCAAGCTCAGGAGGAAAATTGGGGATGCGTTTGTCAAACTGATTATTGAAATTTGGTCCTTCAAAGGTTCCATCCACATAATACGTTCCAGGAAACTCCTTAAGAAGGGTATCTACCATCGCAACGTTGGCATGAAGAATGGCATACATCATAGGATGCAAACGGGATATTTCGCTATCTAACTTTTCCCGAGGAGTGTCTGATCCAAACTCCGAATAAAACTGAGATGTGTGCGTGGAAAAGTTAGCAGCATCGCCACGCTCAAGATCGTCAGCAATTAAGGCCAGATACTGGTCTTTCCGGCTCGGCGTAGAAGAACCCGATGGTCCTGATCTGCGATTGTTTCGGTTAAAGCCGTACGCAGCGAGATGTGCCATTCTTATACGTTATTGGCGAAATGTTTTGTTTTTCCTCAGAAATCATCGAGGTCGGTCTTGATGATCATATCTTCCTGGCGAGCTCCCACTCCTGCCTTCGAGTAATCTGAAATACGCCGCTCAAAGAAGTTGCCCTTGCCCTCCATCGAGATCATGTCCATGAAATCAAAGGGGTTCTGGGCATTGTAGATTTTCTGGATCCCCAGCTGCACGGCCAGACGATCAGCGACAAAGTGAATGTACTGCTGCATCAGCTTGGCGTTCATGCCGATCAGGGAGCACGGCAGGGCTTCGCAGATGAACTCGCACTCGATATCCACCGCCTCGGTAATGATACGCTTGACCTCGTGAGGCGATAGAGGCTCGCCCATATGGTACATCTCCACTGCAAACACCGTGTGCAGCCCCTCGTCGCGTGAAATCAGCTCATTGGAAAAGCAGAGACCGGGCATGAGACCGCGCTTCTTCAGCCAGTAGATGGAGCAGAACGCCCCGCTGAAGAAGATGCCTTCAACACAGGCAAATGCGACCACACGGGTGGCAAACGACGCGGAACTCTCAATCCACTTGAGAGCCCAACCACCCTTGCGCTTGATGCAGGGAATAGTATCGATCGCGCGGAAATACTTCATCTGTTCCTGCTTATCAGACACATACTTGTCGATGAGGAGGGAATAGGTCTCAGAGTGAATACCTTCCATGGCGTTCTGAAATGCGTAGAACAGACGGGCTACGGGGGACTCGACATCGCGCTGGAATCGGGTTGCCAGGTTCTCTTGGACAATACCATCAGACCCGGCAAAGAAGGCGAGGATCTGTTTGATGAACTCCTGCTCCTGCTGGGTCAAACGAGACCAATCCTCTCCGTCCTTGGAAAAATCAATCTCTTCAGGCGTCCAGAACGAGGCGACCGATTGTTTGTAGAGTTGGTACAGCTTGTTCTCTTCCGGCTTGATAGGGAAAAGCGTATAGCGCTCGCCAAGGGTTGTCATGTCGTCTGTATATACCACGCAGAAAATGGTTAAATGCTTGTCTTCTCTTAAAAACAATAGTATGAGCAATTACTACCAACCAACATCAAATATCTCGTTGCTCAAGCAGTTGTTTGGGACGACGTATGCGTTTGACTCGAACGCCAACGAATTCAAGACAAAAATTAACCTTTCTCTTCCTGGAGACCTGGTAGTGGGAACAACAGATACCTCCTTCAATCTCTATCTCAACGGAAACGCTGTCGTAACATCCATTACAATTAGCGATTCGGTAGCGGCAGGCGTTTCGAACTGGGCGGAGTATCCAGCGGTCAGCAACGTAAATCTAGCTGGGTTTGACATCACCAATACGTCGAATATCACAACGACAAATATTGATACGGCTACCATCAATGGTCTTCCATTTGATCCTAGCGGCGCAACCGATGCGCGTCTCGTCATTACAGCTGCAAATAGTATCTACATTGGGCTGAGCGCTGGCTCCAACGACAGCGGGGCTTCGCGATCAATTGGGATTGGATTCAATGCAGCACTGAACAGCAGTGGAGATGGTGTAGTTGCCTTGGGAGATAGTGCAGCTCTAGGGAATACTCGTAACAACGTGGTCGCTCTCGGAACGGAGACTGCTCTGAGCAATACGGGAGCCAATGTGTGTGCTATCATCAACGGTGCGGCAGCCGGAAATCTTGGAACGAACGTCATAGCTATCGGAAACAATGCTGGTCTGAACAATTCGGGAGATTACGTAACACTTATGGGCTATTTGGCAGGAAATTCTAATACTGGCGGTGATATCGTTGCGTTTGGACAGGATGTTGCAAACTCCAACTCTGGTTCGCACGTGAATGCGTTCGGATCAAACGCTGCTTCGTTCAATGCGGGCACGAACGTCAATGCGTTTGGGGACCAGGCCGGGTTTTCAAATTCTGGTTTAAACGTGAATGCACTGGGATCAAACGCTGGATCGCGTAATTCTGGCAACGAAGTGAGTGCGATGGGAACATCTGCGGCAGCCGATAACCAGGGGTCGGATGTCACCGCGCTAGGGTACCAGGCCGCTTTAAGCAATACTGGAAGTAACGTCACTGCTATTGGATATGCGGCGGCGTCTGAGAACACTGGTGGCTATGTGACTGCCATAGGATCAAACGCTGCATACTCAAATACCGGAAGCTACGTCTTCGCAGCATGTGCTAATGCCGGTGAGAACAATTCGGGAGATAATCTGATTGCTGTTGGAAGTTTGGCAGGACATGGGAACACTGGGAATGATGTTGTTGCTATCGGAACAAACGCGGTAGATGGATCGAATAACAGCAGCAACTTGGTCGCGATTGGTGTAGATGCGTTTTTCAGCAACATTAGTAGTGATGGGGGAGTGGCTGTGGGATACGAAGCGGGAAAGCAGAGCGAAGGATCAAATGGAATATTCATAGGATATCAGGCTGGTCTATCAAACAACGCAGAGAATGGTGTTTTGATTGGCGCAAATGCTGGATCTGGAAACATCGGGAAAAACGCGATTATAATCGGCGGCGGAGCAGGGGTATCTTCAGAAACTGATACAGCCGTGTTTATTGGTGCTGATGCTGGAGCACAAAGTATCGGTTCCGGGACTATCGCGATTGGAATCTTTGCTGGCGCGTCCGGCGAAGGCGACAACAATACGTTTGTCGGAGGAGGAGCCGGAGTTTTAAATACGGGAAGTTCAGTTGTAGCTCTTGGAAGTTACGCAGGGTTTTCCAATGCTGGATCAGACTGTATTTTCATAGGACAGTTTGCAGGGTCAAACAACATCTCTGATAACCAACTGGTCATCTCGAATCTGATCACTGGCGATTTCAGCAGTGGTCAGGTCAATATCTCGGATCTGTATGTCACGAACATCAACGGGGCTCCGTATGTCGGGGGAAGCACTATAGTACAATTCACAACAGCCGGTAGCGACACATACACTCTTCCAGGAACATCGGCGTCAGTTTATCCAGTTACGATTGAAATGTGGGGTGGTGGAGGTGGTGGAGGTGGCGTCGAGGATGCCGGCGGCGGCGGAGGCGGATCGGGTCAATATGGGCGTTACAATATTACTGCCCTGGGAGGTACAACAATTACATTAAATGTTGGAGCGGGAGGTGTGGGGGGCGGCTCCGGCAACGAGCAGTCCGACGGCGGCAACGGCGGAGCAACAACTATCCAATGTACGGGGGCTATACTGTCCGTTAGCGGGGGACAGGGAGGACAAGTAGGTAACACAGAGGGTGGATACGGGGGTGCCGGATATTATGGAGGTGGTGGTGGTGGCGGAAACGGAGGTGACGGACCTGGACCTGGAGGAATAGGCACCTTGATAAATGGTAATCCTGGAACAGAAGCCGGTTCTGGTGGAGCGGGAGGTGACGGTGCTGGATTTCCAGGAGGAGCAGGTGGTGATCAAGTAACTCCAGAAACGCGCGCTGGTGGCGGAGGAGGAGGAACGGGCGGAGGAGCTGGTAGTGAGAACGGAACAACTCCTGGTGGTAATGGAGTGGGCATCGGGTCTGGCGGAGGAGGAGGATGTTATGTGGCAGGTCAAGGGGTTGCCACCGAACCCGGTGGAAATGGTGCTGCAGGTGCCGTGATTTTTACAATTGGTCAGCCCTTGTAATCACACCTGCATAACCTTCTGAATACTGACTGCCGACACGCCCGAGTGCTTCGCGAACTCTTTCAGGAATGCCCGTGTCCTAGTCTTGTCGAGACCTCCACACAGGGTCTTCGCAATCAGACCAGCCACCATGACTTTCGGTGTATGTTCAAGCTCCTCGTCGGGGTTCTTGAAGATAGCGCGAATAGATGCCAGGATCGTATCTCGCTGGGATTCCGATACCCCCAGACCGTTCATCATCCGCTCTGCCAAAGACAGCTGGGTTTTTAGCAGGGGATTATCGTCGGCGATAATCCCGAACCGCTGAATAGCTTTGGACAGCGAGCGAGTCGAGACATCAACAATCTCTGCGATTTCCTCGTGCGTTCGCGACACATCAAAGCGGCGGCACGCGACAAAGAATACAGCTCCCAGAAGAGCACGGCGGGTCTCTCCTCGTAATTTCAGAGCATCCTCCTGGCTTTTCAACAGCGAGCAGGCTTCTTGGAGAATAGCTTTGGTGAATCCGTTGCGGTAAGCGTACTGATTCACGAGTTCAAAGATCGATAGCCACGAGCGCTCGGAATGAGATGCCAACGACCAGGCGGAGAGGCGCTGAATACTCCGGAAACTCGCAGAGCCCACCTTCCGGTTCATCATCATCGATCCGTACGATGAGTCGGGCAGCAACTGGCTGATGGTGAGACCTACGCGGGAAGGGTCTTCGTTCCTGTCGTCGGCGCCGTAGTACCGCCACTCGGCACCTTCATCAATCGATTGATCCAGCATTGTTCCACAGGAGGTGCATACGTGCTGTCCCTCCTCCACAACGATTCCGCGGGGATCGTGCTCACACATACTTGCATCGATCATCTTGGGCGTATATTGAAGTTCGTTTTTGTCAGTTCATCTTTTGACGAAGGAATGCCATGGAGGAGTCGTCATACACAAACGGGCGGTACCCTGGACCGCTGCGTGGCGGTGCCCGGACAGTACGCTGTCCGGAAGGGGGCTGGATCCACGAAATCAGGATGGTCGCAGGACCTACATTCCACACTTGGAAGCCCTGTTCCTGCAGGGTTTCGCTGACATACTGAATGGCTTCGCGATGGTCAAAAAGAGGATATCCAAACACAAAGGAGGGAACTTCAAACGCCAAGTAGGGGGCATCGTGATTGGTCGCTGCATGAGTCTTGATCTGCGAAAAGAGGTTGGAGAGCACGGGTTTCATAGCTTGCATATTAATGGTTTTGCGCTGCTGCTCGTGTTTCCACAAATCAGTGGCCCGAATCATTTTCATAGACGCAGAAAAGAACACACAAGGATGAACTACACCATTTTAGGGTTGAATGGAGGTGGTATGCGCGGAGCCTTACAAGTAGGTGCTCTTCGCGAAATTGCTTCTGAAAAGGGAGAACCGTATCTCTACAAGGTGTTTCATCAAGGGATGTACGGGATCTCTATCGGCGCAATCATGAGTGCCTTAATCGCCTTCAAGTTTTCTATTGATGATCTTTCCCAATTCCTCGAGTATCTTGCAAATATCCAGCACTCTGTCCAACCCTTGCGATTACAGGCGTTTATCGGATTTGGACTCACCAACGGACTGGATGATGGTACGCAGATGTTCAAGAAACTATCGGATATCTTTGCCGTAAAAGGTCTAAACCTTGAAACCTTGAACGTAGGTGATGCAGCCGTTCCCCTGCATATCCTGGCCTCCGATATTACGCACCTCAAGATCGTGCGGTTTGGCCCTTCTACACGCGTATGGGATGCCTTGCGCGCATCTATTTCCCTGCCCTTCATCTTTACACCGCACACGATCGGCGATTCCTTGTTTGTGGATGGAGCAGTTCTCTGCACCAATATCATGACCGCTATCCCGAAACACGTGCGGCACCAGACTCTTCTCCTGATGACCACGCATTCGGCAACTGTAACACCCGAAAATTACGTTGGGGTTCTTCCCTTCTGTCGAACGATTATGGAATCGCATAACACTCAGCGCGAGTATCCTCAAAACACGTGCCTATTGGTGGAAGACAATACGCAGATGTTCAATTTTTGGGATAATCGGGGAGCCATTGAGAAACTACTCGCCGTCGGACGACAGTTGTACCTTTTGTTCCGGTCCAAGGGCCGACTTCAGGAAGCTGCGCATGACGCTAACGGTTCCGGGACCTAGGTACTCGTACAGCTTAGACTTGGTCTGCAGCTTGAAGGCAGGGTACGCATCGATCTTGAATGTCTCACACTCGCGACTATCGACATCACAATCAATCATCTTGACCTCTACCGTCTTTCCGCCGTACGTGAAATCTTTGACAACTTCTGCGAGGCTCTCCACCTTCGGAATAGCATCCTGGGAGTATGGACACCATTTTGTGTAGAAGAAGTAGAAGGTTGCGCGATTCGCGGCAAGGTCGCTCTCGACATCCAGCTCAACCATACGACTGGCAGGAAGAAAGCCGCGGAACGCCCAGTAAAAGGTGACAAAGAGCACGAGAAGCAGCAGGGTTATCCCGCTAGCTTGCAGACCTGTTGTCAAGTAATCAGTCATGCGGTATTATTGGATAGAGGACAGACGTTATTTTGCGTTCCTTCGCATACCATTCGCGGTATGCTTTCTGAGCATCCACGCCTTTCGCAACGTTCCACATAATGTGATGCGTAAGGCGAGGAGGTTCTCCGGGTTTGGGCGCTACCACAAACCAGTAACCATTGAGTCTGAACATTATAGAGTAAAGGCGTCCTGTGTTTAAGCGGGGAAGCCAACCAGGTTCGCGCCGATACCGAAGCCGGCACCCGTGCGGGCAGACGAGCCGACCGAGGGGGCATAGATATCGAGGATGGCGAAGACGGCCAGCGCAGTGAGCGCAATCGTGCCGATCTCATCCGTGCGGAGCTTCTTGCCCGGGAGCAGGTAGCACGCCACGGCGACGGCGAGGCCCTCCAGGGCGTACTTTACCAGGCGCTTGACCAGGTCGGCGACATCGATTCCCATGGACGGGGCGGCGTGGGGGGCATCGGACATATTGGTTTATACTTGTTGAAGGAGAAAATTTCAGGAGGGGTCATAATGGCTGGATACTTTGACGAGTCCTTTGTAACAATTATTCTTCTGTCACTCGTAGAGATTTATGGCGACTTTGCACTTCGGTTCTATGCCCTGACGAACAAGGCGACTTACTTGATGCATGGACTGGTGGGGTATGCCGGAGTGGTGTATTTTCTAATACAATCACTGCGGCTGGACAACGTCCTTTATGTCAATGGAATGTGGGACGGAGTTTCGGGCATCCTGAACAGCGTGGCGGCATATGTCATTCTCGGCGACCGGCTGAAAAACTGGAGTCAGTACCTTGGACTGGGATTGATTATCGCAGGCATTGGTCTGATGAAGAACCATACGAGTTCGTGATCGCCGCGTTTCTATTTTAACAATGCTGGCACAAGCATATATAAAATGAGCAGCAAGCGTGTAGAACTACCCAAAGAGGAGGATGGTGCCCCGATCGATTACCTCGACGAGGATCCGGAGCTGCCCAACCAGCGCTACTGCATTGTCTCCTTTCTGTCACCTGAAAAGGTACTCGCCAAGAAGCAGGAGTACTTTTTCCAGAAGTTCATGCAGTGGACGGAGTATGACTTCAAGGTGAAGGGGCTGGAGACGCTGGCGTCGTATCTCTCCAACAAGTACTCCATCAAGATTGACGATGTCATGAAGGATATCCACGATTTTGAGAAGACCCATCGTGCCGAGATCAAGAAATCTGATATTCCCGAGCAGTACCAAGTGTTCCTGCTGAAGCACGAGAAGGAGATTCAGGAGTCGTTCGACCGCGAACACAACTTCCAGTGCAATATTCGGGGTGTCAAGGTGCGCCGCGCGTTCCCGTCCTACGAGGAGGCCCAGCTGTGGTGCAAGGTCCTGCAGCGCAAGTATCCGAAGGACAACCTCATGATCGGTCGCATGGGCTGCTGGCTGCCGTGGGAGCCGTCTGAGCACCTCATGGAGAACGTAGAGTATGCCAACGCACAGCTCAACGAGATCATGCGCAAGTACAAGGAGAACGAGGCGAATCGCGAGCTCTTCTTCGCGGAGGAGCGCGAGCAGTCGATCAAGGCGCAGAAGGAGGAGAACGCACGTCGTCGGCTGGAGGCGGGTGTCCCGGAGCCGCCGCCGCAGCGTAATCAGCTGACGGATCTCCAGGTCCCAGTGCATCCTTCGGAGGGTGCGCTACGCGAGTAAGCATTACGTGCCTCCCTTCTTCACCCACACTGACGGCTCCCTTCCGCGCATAGCTGCGGGGTTATAGTCATCGGATGCCAGCATCGTGGATGCAAACGGCTTGTTATCCACCCACAGCGAGTCCGCACACAAGCGGAACGGCGGGTGGTCACTCGCTTTATACCAAAAGACCTGATCTTCCAGTTTATTGGAGGAGGATGAGTTGCAGATGACCAAGCACTCGTAATTCTCTGTACATTGATCCATAAACTGGCAGAACATATCAAACGTGGGAAACATACCTGCATAGTTTTCGTAGATACGTTTGCGATTCCCGATGATGTTCTCGCGCAGAATGAAGACAAAATCTACGTTGGTGCGCAGACTGGGAGGAACTCCGAGAGGGTA